CTGCTGATACTACATTTGAATCAGATACGAAAGCTGTAGTAATCTCGACTTCACGCATCTGTTCTTCCTCGGTTCTTTGGGAAGAATAGGTGTTTTCTTTATTTTCAGAGTTGTGCAATATCGTTAGTTTTAAATCTCACGTGATCAGTAAGCTAAATAGCTAAGATCTCATATAAACATAGCAACATTTACCTTAAGGCAAATGCAGATCACATGTCTACGTGTTATCGGCAATACATTACCGGGATACTTTTAAAGACATTCCAAGTCGGGTTTTTCTATTGTAAATAGTATTCCGCTTTAGAAACTATTTCACGCATTGCTGCATGATTAGTGTTCCACGGTTTACTAGATTGGGCAAATGGTATCTTGTCTTTGTAACAAGCTACGATAGCAGGTACCCATGCATCAAATATGTCTTTCGAATGTAGTGACAGCTCTCGAATAGCAACTTCAACATTATCTGTTGTTATTGTTAAACTATCTTTTCTCTTCGTCCAACATGGAATCTCCAATACCACATCTAATCTCAAAGGCGCTAGCCAAAGCGATGAAGTGCGGTCAAAAACAAAAGACCTTTTAATAAACTCTATATTCCCAATTTTTCTAAAAGGAAACACAGCAGTCGATTTAAGCTCTGTTGTATATTCAAGTCCAATTTCTTTCATCACACCAGCAAGAGTAAGTTCATTAAAAACGTGTCTATACCGGGGATGTACCGTAAAAGCATTGTCATCACCATAAAATATTACATAAAGGTGAGTGTCAAACTCATGCAACGGTAGGTTCAATTTGCACCATGAAAGTCTGAAGGCAAATTCATTATACATACAATTAATTGAGGTTGTCCCAGGGTTACCACTGGGCATAGAACCACAAAATTCCGCAACTACATTCTCAATAAGTTGTTTCGAATTTGTGATTTCCAACCAGATCATGTACCTAATGTGATCATTACCATCATTGTACCATCTATTGATGACATCTAAGATAGCAAAATGGATTTGTTCCATTGCACTACCATCAAAGTGTGAATAATCTCCAGCTCCAACCATAGCCTGTGTACCATCCCGATCGAACTGTGATAATTTCATTGAGAGTTGGGTCCAGTCCTCAGAATAAGGGTTTATTCCTATTCCACAATGGTTGTAGATTTTATTCTTCTTCATCATCAGAAGAAAGGCACCAAAATATTTGATAAAAATTAATTGGTACCTAAATTCACAAGCAGCAAATGCGCGAAGTTTACCTTGAGCAACCTTCACTTTTTCTTTCCTTTCGTCCTTAGGACACATCATGTAAACAAAGTAAGGCCTCTTATGTTGCCTATAAATTTCTATAAGATCATGACAGTCTTGGAAAAGCTTAGAACTATACTCCTTGTATGCTTCTGAATCTTTAGGTGTCAAATG